TTATTTTTTTACGAGGTTAATGCTCGCACTTCGTGCTCGCCGGGCCACATTGCTTCTGCAACAAGAGGAAAATGAGTACGTATTAAACCATGAACACCAGTTGCGATCAATTGATGTTCAAGTTGAGTCCCGTTAGCGCATCTTAGGTCAGTATAATGCAACCAAGAGCGAAGAGTACCGTTCATATAGAGTTTAGTAGGTGTACTAAGGGGAAGAACATCTCTTGCACATTCTTTAGCGACACCAGCGGCTAACATTTCTTTATAGAGAGCTAAAGATTGATCAAATAGATCTTGAGTACGAATTTGGAACTCTTGTTGAGTAAATTCATTCAAGTCATCAATACTATTTTGTCTATTTGTTGTATCTTGGCGTCTAAAGTTAGGAAGAGCTGGTGTTTTAACGACTTGAGCGTATCTTTGAGAGAATTCTTGAAAACTAAAAGATCTATGTCTTAAGATTTGACTAGCAACACTTCTGGTAGTGTCAATCTGTACACACATATTAACCATTTCAAAGGGTGACCAATGATTATGTTTAATAAGATATTTAATTAATTTAATACAATCAGGATTATCTTGATTATTTGGGTTAGATACTCTAGCCATATAAGCTATCAATTGTTCAGCATCAGGAGTGACATGAACTAACTCTACATTATGCATACAGTAGTATAAGTTGTGGTGGGATTAATGTTTTGTGGTGGGATGTTTAATAAGTTCTCACGGGATTCATCTTATTAAATGGATGTGTTTTTAAAGAATGAAGAAGAGGGATTGTTTGTCTTTTGTGTCCTCACGCTTCATTAAGAAAAGAGGAGGAATGAGAGCTTGTCTCGAATTCCTCCCTTTCGGGGAGTCGGGTCCACCCTTCCCTTCCCCCCTATACATGTGGGGTTAAGAAATCCACGTAGGAACTGAGCTTTTAGAGTTACCTCTAGCTTGTTGTCTTTGTTCTAAATTCATACCAAAAACCATATGATTAGCAGAAGCTTGTGGGTCATCAATCATCTCTTCAATCATTGAATTCCACTCATCACGTTTACGATTTTTAATAGCTTCTAGAGCAGAGATACCAAGGGCATCTGTATAATATTGTACACCTTGAGCTAACGCATCTATTCTATCATCATGACGGATTGCACCTTTTTCACGACACATCCTTGACATTTGATAGAACAACATGTATAAGAGTCGTTCTTCGGGTGCAGCTTGTGGATTAGATTTAAAGTCCCATTCTATAACAGACCGGTCGATAATGAGTCGGTGTTGATTAAGGACGGGTTCAAGGGAATCGATGATTCGATCTTCTTTTCTAACATTTGCTCGGACTTCTTCAATATCAATTGCTTGCTTTGTTTGTTGAAGATGTTTGCGGAACAACTCGCTAACAATGCCGTCACCAAAATTAGTTTCAATGAGGAGCTTAGAAACGCCATACTTTTTACAACCTTTTAGAATATCGAGTAGTGTATTGTCGCTGTATCCGTCCCTGTAAGCACGCATGTCGTGCAAGTACAGAAAACCATTGCGTTGAGAGATATAAGCTGCTGCCGTTTCATCCGATCCACGACCCGACGGGTCAACACTGCAGATTGTCTCTTGGTAAGGGTCCCATGTTCCCTGTAACTGCATTGGAGAGTAGAAATAATCTCCAGGGAGTCCAACAATGGGGAGGTCTTTGATAACGTTTTGTGGATCGGAACACCAAACGATGGATTCGGGAGCAGTAGAGGGGTTAACGCTAGTGACGATAAGGTCAGAGCATTTAAGAGGAAATTTTTCAGCATCGGATAAACTCGTGTCTAACATGAACTGCAACATAAAGTTGCTACGACCCATTGACGCTTCACGTTCAATCAGGTCTTCATTATCAAATCTATCATCAGTTACTTCCCATTTCTCTGCACCTTGATCTATATCTTCTACCAGTTGAGGCGCTAGAAGGCCTTCGTATTGAGAAACCTTCCTAGGATACCTAGCAGGCCAAACAAAGGGCTTGTAGGACCGTTCAGCTAGCTTGCGGTAGACGGTAAAAGTAGTTTGGGGGGTTCCCAGAAACATAATACGTGAATCTGGTTTAGGAGTAAGGATAGATTCAGCTTCAGTACATAATTGTAGAAGCTTCTCTCTCATAAATTCTGTCATTGAGTTCCCAGGAACTTCGATGTCGTCCAGAATCATTAAATCAGCACGACTACCGGTAAGCTGACCAGTAATACCGACTGATTTAACAGAAGGAGCTTGGTGAGGGGAACAAGCCACATCAAATGAGATACGACTCCAACGGGAGTCATCAGATTTAGGGCGCAAATGTACCAACCAGGGTGTTTCAATGATTAATTTTTGTAGGAAGATTGACATGTTATCTGCTCGTTCTTTAGAAGCAGATATAATCATTATTTTCTTTTCGGGGTTATTAAATAAAGTCCAAAGAACAAAAGCACCAGTAATCCAGCTCTTACCAACTCCCCTAAATGCTTGGATCTGTAAACGCTTTGGACCGTGTTGAAGGTAATCAGCAATTGCATATTGAGCACGTGTAGGGTTTGGTAGATCTAATTCACTCCATAATGCTTGTAGGAATAGCTTAAAATCGTCTTTAAGGAGGTCTAAAGTGTTCATAGGTAGAATCTAGCGTGTAGGGGGTTAGGAGGGCTTGTAGAGGCTTCTAGTTTAATTTAACGACCTTTGTTTTTTAAAGCTTTGTACATTTCCTCATGTTTTCCTTGTTTTTTTGCAATTTCATACAAGTTATTCAAAGCAAATGCTTCATCTTTTGAAGGTCTAATATTAGTCTCTATATATGTTTTAAACAACTCCATTAACTCATCAGATGATTTAGCATTTCCTACTAAATTTTTCATTTCTAGTGATTTCAATTGCCTACCATCTTCAATTGCCATTCGGCTATTGTGCAAAAGTGTATGAGGTTGTCTTTCCATGTTTAACATATTTGCAAGTCTTCCGCCCATAGATGCATCCATTTCTTCAGCAAAAATTATTAAATTAAGTACATCATCTTCATCTCCAAGTTCTAGCATTCGTTCAACAAATTGATATGATTCTTGTTTAGGAAATAAATGGTGTTGTTCCATATTTCTTAATTCCAAATCACTGAATTTTTTAAATGGAGTTTTATCGTAAGCTACAGGGTTATCTACTAATCTAGTTGGACCTGTCGATACATCATTGTATGCTGTTATTAATGACTTAGTTTTATTTTTTCTCCTGCGATCTGCTGTTAAACCGCTTGGATTACGCATTTGTTCCCGTAATTCCATTCTACGATTACGCCATTTTGTCATTTCTTCACCAAACTCTGGACCTTTAGCCCAACCTTCAGCCGCACCTCTTGCTAAATTATCTGGATCTTTAATTGTAATCTCCATTACTTCTGGCGCTAAATTAGCTTTACCTCCTGATAAGTTTAACTGCATACGAGGTGCAGCACCAGCCGTAGCTAAAGCGGCAGGTGGAGTAGGTGGAAAAATATTATCAATAGTAGGCCCATACTTATCAATAGCTTTAATAGCAGTTTTAGCACTTTGTTTAATAACCGGGGTCGCTCGTCTTATTGCAGCGGACCCGCCACCAGTAAGTGCTGCCGTTGCAACTTCATCTGTAATAAACCTACTAGTATTAGTTTTCTCACTAATAAATTCTAGACCTTGATCAGCCAAAGTAACTACACCATTAGCAAAATTAAGCCCAACATTTATACGTTGTTGAGTTTCGTAATTTTGATCTTGGTAAAAATCTACAGCAGCAGTAGTAGCATCTGTTATTTTCTCAGTAGCAAAATCTTTTACTTCTTGAGGTATAGCTTCAGTAATTGAATTACCAAACCTTTGTGCAGCAATGCCACCCATTCTAAACTGACCTTCGTCCATCAGTTTATCAAAAGATCCTTTAGATTGCCATCCATAATTTTGGCCAGACCAGAAAACAGGTTCTCCATTTAAAACAGCTTCGCTACCAATTGGACGAACTTCTTCATTTATTTGGGTAGAATCTTGACCTTCTAATTCTTGTATTCTACCTTCAATAACTTGTTCTCTGTTTTCATTAAAATCTTCAGCTCTATCACGTATAAATTTACCTGCTTCATAAATACCAGGTAACTCTTCTTTTACATAATTTTTTATAGCATTAAGTGGCATAATTAATTAATATACTCCATAATTAGTTTTTCACGGAGTCTATTAACTCCAAATTTGTCTCTCATCCAACTAAGGACGGGTGTACTTCCTTTATCCTGATTACATCTGGTACAGGCGCATACAACATTTGTTGCGACATCCTCTCCGCCACGTGCGCGAGGATGAACATGATCGATAGATAACTGACTAAGGTCATAAGTTTTTCCGCAATAGATACAAGTATGGTCAAAGTGTTCCTTAATAGAGCGTCTCCACAGACGCTTAGCTTCTGGTGAGGTCATGGCTATTAAGTTGTAGAGGTAATCGTTAGGGGTAGGAAGTAATGGGGTCATGCGCGTCCTTTACGTGCTCTGTTTTTTGATGCTGCTTCGAGGAATGTCTTTCCATTTTTCTTGTGGGATACATCCTTGCCATCACCGTTACCGTAGGTTCCACGTTTACGGTTTTCTTTATTTAATGCAGATCGTTTAGAAATCTGCAGTTTAGAGCCATCATATTTCTTTTGGTAAGATTTATAATTACCATTAGCATATTTGGCTCCGCTATAACTAGACTTTCGAGCCATAAAGTCTCCGTTGTACAAGTTCAGGGTCAACAGTTGGCATGATACTAACCAGTTTATCTAGGGGGCTACCTTCAAAGGCGACACCACTGATATCATTCTTTGATAACCAATCACAAGCTGCTTTTAGATCTTGTGTGGAAGCCTCACCCGATTTAATACGGGCAAGGAATTCCTTTGTGACAAGATTATGCAACTCATTGAACTGGTCTTCAGTTGCTTTCTTGTTTGTCATTTTGCTTTAGATTTAGCCTTAGGTTTAGCTGGTGCTTTAATCTCATAACGAACTTCATTAGGTTCATGAATAAGATGTGATTCGTCACGTTCAGCTTGAGCTAATGTTTCGTATTCACCAAGCACTTTATTGGTGTATAGGTCAATGAGTTGATAAGTCATGCGTTAACAGAGTTTGTTTTTCCTTTAGCCTTCTTAGGTTGAAGTTGATAACGATAAGGTTGGGGCACATCCTGACCGTCTGGAGTATATTTTTTACTCTTTTTCAACTCATCCATGTGTGTTTGATTGACTTTTCTAGACATAATTAATTCCTCAATACGATTTGATCTAATTTGTTTTCAATGCGGACCATATGGTCTTCCATACGTTGGACCATTACTGATAAGTCAGCTTTAGATACATAGTCTTGAGCTACGCTTAGTTCGATAGCATCAATACGTCTGTCAAGGCCACTAATGCGGTCATGCACGTTATTTATTCTGTTGTGTAATCTGTTATTTAAAGCTGCCCCACCACCAATCAAAGCGATAAGAGCAGTCACTGCTGCTTCCATTATTTAAGTGAGACAATAGGTACAACGTCATGACACAGCACTTCTACGCGACTGCCAGGACGAAAGGTAAAACC